TCGTAATACGGTTTGTTGATAAAGCCGTACAGTTCCCGCATCACGCTCTCAGGTTTCTTGCACAAAGATTCATATTCCACCAACATAATCATGTCGGGGTTTAACAGCATACCTTCTTCTAAGAAGTAGTAGGGCTTGACCACTTGGCCTTCCTTCTTTACATCCATCAGGGCATCGCACCTTGTGGTGACTGTCTGCCGTGCTTCATCATCTGTTAATGCCGCACCATAAAGCGAGTTCTTAGCAGAAATACGCTCAAAGCTATCCAGTATCCAAGGCAAGTCCCGCACACAGCAAATGATCTTGGTCTGTGGATACAGGTCTTTTAGAAGCGATGTCTTGGCAGTCCACCCACGGCTTGTATCAAATACGGTGTTGGGCGTGACGGCTTTGTAGTAAGCGTCAATGACATCTTTGAGTATCTGCTTTCGGCGATCTTCATCTATCAAGTGGTTGCTCTCACTGCCCGTGATGACGTTAATGGTTGATGCCACCAAGCCTTGTACGGGAGAAGAAATGTCTGCATAGAACTCAGGGTTCTGTCGCAGAATAGCCGAAAGCAGGGTTGAGCCTGACCTTGGTAAACCAGAGATGAAGAAAAACTCTTTCATCCTATTGGAATCCAGTTAACTGTAGCTTCATCCCATTGATATGCAACATTGCCGCCATTCATAATTGCATCTACGGGTCTTGGTACGGGCGCACTCCAAGTCATTGTGTCTGGGTAACCAATCCAAGACGGATAAGGCTTACGGGCTTCATGTTCTGCGGTTCTAGCGGCGTTGTATTCTTCTTCAGTCAAGACTTGCAAAACACCAGCAATGGTCGTGTCGGCATCGTCATCGCAAGTGCCATAGTATCTAGGCGCACGAAGATATGTGCCTGTTGAGTCTGTGCTGACAGGCCATGTAGAACTGTCATGCCATAAATGAGTCCAGCCTTTGATAGCTGGCATTGATGGGCCTGTGCGCTGTGGCTCGGCTGTGCAGACTATTTTAGTTACTGCGTCTACTTCGGTGATGCAAATGTACATTGTGATGCTCCTTATAAAATTTAAACTGCAACTCTGCGGATGGCACGAACACGAAATGGACTTTGTTTAGCGCCAGAAGTTTGAGTGCCAGTGTAGAAATACTGCCTTTTAGCGGTGTATGCCGAAAGTTCTGTACTACTCCAATAAAAAGCTACCGCAAACTGTTGCGCACCACTTACACGAAAATTTGTTGCGGAGGTTTGAGCAGGATCACCTGTTGTGTAATTACTAGCTCTTGGAGGTATAGCATTTGGATTTATTCCAGAGACTACATTGTTTCCTGTTGTACTTGGTTTTAGGTTGTAGTAACAAACTTCAAGTTCGTTATTAGCTGGCATATACCAATCAGAAAAACCACCTATAACTAAATCATTACAGAAATGAGCGCATGGGTAAACAGTAGCATTTCCATCTGCTACCATATCAGCGGTGTTTTGTGAGCCATCAATTTCGCTATCAGCCCCGGGGGTGACTGTAACTGCATTTTTCCATAAAAGTGTACTTTCCGCAGTAGACAACGGCCCAACAACTAGGTTATGCGTAGCAACTCCGCTTACACCAATCTGCCCTGCAAAAAAACCACCACCATAAACTGAACCAACAGCGGGAAGTGTAGTTATTGAATTACTAGCCGCACTTGCCGCACTTGTGCCAACTGCGTTGGTTGCAGTAACCGTAAACGTATAACTTGTACCAGCCGTTAAACCCGTAACAGATATAGTGCCTGATCCTGCTTGACTTAATGTGCCTGTACCACCAGAGGGTGAAGATGTTGCCGTATAAGAGGTAATTGTTGAGCCACCATCATTTGCGGGTGCAGTGTAAACAACCGTTGCTGTAGTTGAACCCGTTTGTGTGGCTGTACCAATTGTTGGCGCGGCGGGTACAGTTGGTGGCCAAATACCTTGTTTCTTTAACTGCATGGCTTGGTCAAGCGTCCACATTCCACTGGCTATTCCTAAAGCTGGTGCTACAGGTGATTTTGTGATAAACCCGCCCGGATATTTTTGGCTCATGGTTGTTCCTTAAGCCGCAACTCTGCGAACTGCACGAACGGGGAGTGAACTGGTCTTAGTAAAATACCCAGAGTTTTGAGTACCATTACTAAAGCCCTGACTCCATGCCTGAGTGCTAGAAGATTCTGTGCTTGACCAATAAGTGTTAGTTTCATAAGACTCTGCGTTACCTGTTTTAAATACAGTAGCTGAAGTTTGTGCTGGCGCACCAGATGTGTAATTGGTGCTTACAGGCTCTGGAGATACGGCATTAGCATTTGAACCCCAACTTGTATTATTAGCTGTGGTTTCCGGTTTTAAAAAGAAATAGCAAACTTCTAACTCATTCTTGGCTGGCATATACCAATCGGTAAAACCACCGACTGTAAGCCCCTCACAGAATTCAGCCGCAGGGTATGTAGCACTATTCATGGTTGCGCTATTGGCTGGCCCGTCAATTACAGAAGTTGGGTCACTGCTAGGAGTAGATGTTCTAAACTGCTTACCACTACTATATGCAGTAGCTTTAGGGCCAACAACTAAATTGTAAATAACACTACTTACATTGATTTGCCCTGCAAAGAATCCACCGCCATAAGCATCTCCCGGTTGCATTGCGGGCGTTACAGAATTACTAGCCGCACTTGCAGGGCCAGTACCGCTTGCTCCTGTGGCAGTAACAGTAAAAGTGTAAGCCGTGCCGTTACTTAATCCGCTAACTGTAATTGGAGAAGATGCGCCTGTTCCTGTAATACCACTGGGGCTAGAAGTAACTGTAAATGAGGTAATACCCGCTGGAACTCCAAGATTAGCAGGTGCGGTAAATGTTACAGACGCGGAAGCATTACCACCTGTAGCAGTGCCAATTGTGGGCGCACCGGGAGGCGCAGTCCAAAGACCAGCCGCTATAGCTTGCATCTGAGCCGGTAAAGTAAAAACACCTGAAAAACTTGGCATATATTTCCTTAGACTGCTACTCTGCGAACAGCACGGACAAAGTTATAAGCGGTCTTGCCAGTGGCGTACTGATTTCCGTTAGTAAAGATTTGTGCCCTGCCTTCGGTGAGACTAATAGGGTCTGTTGTACTACTCCAGTAACCAAGCGCAGTAAAAGCCTGCGTTCCTCCAGTTTGAAAATCTGTAGCAGAAGTTTGTGATGGAGTGCCGGATGTGTAGTTACTGGCTCTACTTGGTACTGCGTTAACATTTGCTCCGCCAGCCGTATTATTTGCGGTTGTGTTGGGTTTTAAATTGTAGTAACACACTTCCAACTCATTTTGGGCAGGCATATACCAATCGGTGTAACCACCTACATTAACAGCTTCACAAAAAATTGCCGCCGCGTAGCCGCCACTATTCATTGACGCGCTGTTAGCTGGCCCATCAATAACGCTGTTGAGTCCCGGCCCGACACCAAGTGGACGGAGAAACCATGTGTTGTCTTGCGCGCTGGGTTTTGGGCCAATCACAAGGTTGTAATCTGCAATACCATTGCCAGCCGTTGATATCTGACCCGCAAAGTATCCACCGCCATAAGCCGAACCAATTGGAGGAACTGATGATGGAGTGACACTGTTACTTGCCGCACTGAAAACACTTGGCCCATAACTGTTAGTTGCAAACACTGTAAACGTGTAGGCCGTGCCGTTGGTTAAGCCGCTTACAGTAATAGGAGAAGATGCGCCCGTACCAGTGATACCACTTGGCGTTGAAACTGCTGTAAACGAAGTGATTGCAGAACCACCCACATTGGCGGGTGCAGTAAAAGTCACAGATGCGGAAGCATTCCCGTAAGTAGCCGTACCAATGGTAGGCGCATCAGGATTCTTTAGCGGGTTATAAAAGGCGGAGATAAACCCCGCTGGGTAACGCATGGACATGGGGAGTCCTTTAAGAAATTACTTCATAACTAATGCTGTATGTGATACCGCTTGCTGTGCCAGATGTAACAATAATGGATGACCCTTCCATTAAGTATAGACCTGTAGTCTTGTCCACCACAATCAGTGACGCATCAGCAGGGACAGACACGGTAGACACAATTGGGTAAGCTGTACCGCCCGATGGAGAACCGCCTTGAGCCACAGCACCGTTGGTGTAGATTGCAATTGTCGTATCCACAGCGGAAGTGCCGTTTACATTAGCCGCAACGATGTTGTTAATCTTAAATACCTGACCGCTAGAAGCGGCGTTAGGAACAAGAACCACTGCGGATGTACCGCCGGGTGTGTAGTATGTTGTTGTGCCAGCGGCTGTGGTCGCGGCAAGAAGGTTGGGATTTGCCATAATAGTTCCTTAGAAACCGAAGATAAAAGAAATCATTGTGGCTTTGGCTTGGGATGTGCCAGAAGCCGCAGGTGCTTGGAAAGTGGGTAACGCTCCTGCGCCATTACTTGTTAAAACGTGAGTGGCTGTACCGGGGCCAGCCGCCGCTTGAAATGCGCCAGTAGCTGTAGTACCTGAAAATACAACGCTATAAGCTGTTGTTGTGGCTACACCTGTACCGCCCGAAGTTACAGCCACTGGAGTTGTAGCTGTTAGTGTTGTAAACGCACCAGCCGCTGGAGTGGTTGCACCCACAGTACCGTTAATAGGGCCACCAAAACCCGTAGATGTCAGCGTTGTGCCGTTCCATGTCAGGTTAGAAGAAGCGCCAAAAGCACCAGAGTTGTTGAACTGAACCTGCGTATTGGAGCCTGCCGCAGAACCACCGCCCACATTAACAAAGTCAGAACCATTCCAAGCAATGATTGCCCGTGTGCCAGCCGCCACAGATACACCAGTTGTAGGAGATGTAGGGCCACCGCGAACCGTAATTGCAAAGCCACCAGACGTATCATTGATGACAACGTAGGTTTTAGACTGTTTAGGGGTGTTAATGTTACGAGCCGCTGTACGTGCGCCTGTGCATAGGAGAACTGCGTACTGTGAACTTGTGGATGTCAGGCCAGTGCTGGCGTATGTACCAGTTGTAAGGGTCAGATCAACGTCAGCATCAGTGGTAACTGTCTGAGTACCAGCCACCGCAACGTCAATAATCTGCGAGATAGCGTTGTTAACTGTGTCGCCCCATTGCCCGGACTGAGTGCCCGTAACTGGAAGGGTTAAGCCGATTAGGGATGTATTTGCCATCTATTGCTCCTACTAAGTAGAAATTACTGTCCAACCGGGAACTTCAGTATTATTCACATCAGTCCAGCCCGGTGTTTGTGGATTGCTGATATTTTGCCATGTAACGCCTTGTGTGTCATCAATAATTTCCCACAAGAATCGTCCATTATTTGTTTGTGTGATTACCGCCGTGTCAGACACGCTTTCATTGTATGTAGTAATTGCTTGTGGATTATCCGTGATAGCCGCAAGCTCTGCAATAAATTCTGTGTAATACGTGCCAACTGTTGTTGAGTCTGACGTAGCCATCGTTTCCGTGATGGTCATAATCAAGGTGGCAAGAGCTACCTCTGCTATAGCCATTGATTCAGCAATATTACCCAAGAACGTGGCTACAGCCTCTTCAACCGTGGTAATAGCAACAGTTTCTGAAACTGAATCAGGGAAGATGGCGGTAGCTGATTCGGCTGTGCTTGTAACTGCGGTTTCTGCAACTGATTCGTTGTATGACGTAATGGCTGTATTAGCGTCTGTTAAAGCGGCTGTTTCAGTGACTGACTCAGCAAATGTCGCAATAACTGACTGGGCATCCGTTATAGCCGCAGTCTCTGTGACTGACGCATTCATGGTCAACGCAACCGTCTGAGTATCAAACATGGGGACTGTGCCGCCCCAAGGATCAGTTCCCCAAGTGTTAGCTCCCCATGCTGTAACTGTGGTGAGGGACTCGGTGATGCTCTCTTGGTAGGTGGTAACTCCACCCCAACCTAAGTCGCTCCAAGTGTTATCACCCCACCCGTTAGCCATTTTAAGTCAATGTAGCAGTGTAAGTAACAGCAATTGTGTCGCCGTTAATTACAGATTTAGAACTAGAAAAATCACCAGCGGAGAACAATGTGCCAGTGGTTGAGTCTTTAGTTGCGCTACCGCCAATGTTAATAAAACATCCAAAGACGTTTCCAGTGCTGGTAATAGAGAACGACACCGCAGAGGACGTAGCCTTGCTACCAGCAGAAGCCGCACTGAATGATGGTGTAGGACGGCTTCCTGAGTATGCAGGAGCGTTAGTACCACCCACCTCTAACCAGCTTGCGTGAGAAGCTTGAGTATCACCCACAACTGCTGTACCCGTACCTTTAAGACCCATCACAACTGCACCGCCAGCCACGTTACCTAAAGTTGTGTCTAGTGTAAAGTTCTTACCCACTGTAGTGACCAAGTTTTGGATGTCATCCTCCCACTTGATAAAACCATCTTGGCTGTAGCAAACAGCATGGTAAGTACCGTGGATAGACATTGTGTCTTCAGGAATTGCATTGTATTTAGTGATCGCTTCCACTTTATCGGTAGCGGTAATTCTGTCGGTGGTCATGGTGACTCCTTAGTTAGAAGAACGAATCAATGCCGCCGTTGCTGAGTTAGCAGGCATTGTAATGGTGAAATTGGCGGATGTTTTGTCAGACCCAAAGTCCAACACAGCTATGGATTTATTACCTTGAGTAACGTTGTAGATTAAGGCACAACGAGCCGTCACGGATGCATTAAACACCACATCCGAAAAGTCTACATAAGCCGTATACCCAGATGAGCTAATGGTTACGCCAGTCAAGGCTACCCCGCCAGCAACATATCCAGTCCCAGTGACTTCACCGGAGGCCGTGTAAACAGTGGTAGCTTCGTTTAAATCAGCATTAGCCGTGTACAGAGCAATCTTTAACGTATCTGTGGATAGGTTGTGGACTGCTGTATATAGCTCTGTTTTAAAGCTAGTCGTTTGGGTTTGGAGAATGCTACTCATGAGACTGCAACCCTAACTTGACCATCTCTGTACGCATCCATTCTCTGCTTGCCGTCACCCAAGTTCTTGAGGAGTGCAATAGCTTGAACGTACCGTTCTTGATAAACCTTGTACATACCGTCTTCCGGTGCGCTCTTCATGTAAGTTCCTGCTTCACACAGAGTGCCGTACAGCAATGCAGAGTCAAAGTTATCACCCAACCATGTGGTCAAGGCGGTAACAATAGATTCTGGATAGTAGTAGTAATGCAGTTCTGCGTAGTAGTTAGCATCTGGTGTAGGGCCAAGAATGAACGACAACTCATTAACGTTGGCTGACTGCGGGCCAAAGATGGCGTAGTGTTTAGGCTCGGATGCTACCGCACTTAATGG